TCTACGTATTTTACACTCAGTTAAATATAATGTCAAGGAGAAAGTTATGGGTTTTTTAAACAATATTGGTGGAGCATTTGTTGATGCAGGCAAATCGTCATTGGGCGGCGCCTTGGGCAAAGCCGCTGGTAAACTACCCCCAATCTTGCGTGGCCCAGTTAAAGGACTTATCGGTGATGTATTTGGTACTGGGGGAGCAGCCGGGGGAGGCAAAACTCTTAAAGTTAGTAACTCAAAATTCGTGAAAGATTGGCGTGCTAGCCTATATTGGCCTGAGCCTGCATTAGCTCAGACAGATATTTTTAAATTCTTACCCACAGGTGGCGGCGACGGCAGTCCAATGGTGATATGGCCCTTTACACCACAAGTAACAATTAACTATACAGCCGCTTACGAAAGTGTGCATACTGTTCAAACTAACATAGCTACTCCTGCATATAGTAACAGTAATGTATCAGATCTTAGTGTGTCGGGCGAATTTGTTGCAAACACTATAGCAGACGCCAACTATGTTTATGCTGTTATACATTTTCTAAAAAGTGCTACCAAGAGTTTTAACATGGCAGAAGAGGATGCTACCAAGCGAGGTAGTCCTCCACCGATCTTATATTTTAATTACTTGGGTCAGGGAGGTTTCAATTCAATGCCTGTAGTTATTACCAGTTTCAATATGACATATCCTAAAGAAGTTGACTATGTGGCAACTGGTTTTAATAAAGAAAACTCTATGATTCCGGCGGAATGTACTATTACTGTAACTCTGATGCCAGCATATGATCGTGCAACTATGGCAGGTACCGCTAAACATACTACCCAGTATAGTACCAGTGCATTTATCAAAGGCGACTTAATTAAACCGGGATTCTTCTAATGGCTTTATATTCTAATTCTAGCCCATGGGCTAACACTGCACAAATCGGAGGTGCGTTGGATATTTTCCAACCACGCTACATTACTTCGGCAGAAGATGATAAAATCTATCAAGTAGATCCTTATTACAATCTACGACCAGATCTATTAGCTTGGGACTTATACGAGAATCCTAAACTATGGTGGGTGTTTGCTATGCGTAATCCTAACATTATCAAAGATCCAATCTTTGATATGTATACCGGACAGATTATCATGGTATCTAGTCCGCAACGCATTAAAACATTATTGGGTCTATAATGGCTGAAAGTTTAAAACGTGCGTCAAATCCATTGGAACAACTCCAATCGTACAATTACAGTATTGTACTAAGAGCATTTGACACTGACTTAGAAAGTAAGTTCGGAGACACTACCGAGTTAACTGAAGAAGTACTGGCTAAGAAAACTAAAGTATTGGCAGCAACTGGTGGTACAGCACAATGGAGTAATAGATACGGCACACCTGATCAACCAGGTGATGCATTTATTAAGTCGCTGACAATGACTAATACCAATGGATTGAACGGTGGCGGTCAAGGCCGTATTAGTCCAGTAACCGAGATGAGATTAGACATTGTAGAAACACAAGGTGCTAATTTTATTTCCAGTCTGATGGCTGGAACAGCAATCGCTAATTTAAAAACCAAGTCAGATGAGATTGTACTAAAACAACAAGCACCATTTTTACTATCAATTACTTTTCAATCATCTACTGAAGACGGCAAGACGCCCGAACTGTTAAGAGATACTACTAAACATATCAAGATTCAAGTTACCAAGTGTAACTTTAGTGTTAAGGCCACAGGCGTAACTTATGAGTTATTGTGTACTCCGTACAGCCACATGGCATTAACAGATACTCTACAAAGTGCTGCCTACAATAGTGCATATTCTTTAACAGGCTTAACAATGGACGAGTTTGTCACGCAGATGAAAACCGTCTTTAACAAAAGAGAAAAAGAAAACAACACCGATTCTAAGAATAACACTACTCAGATGATATCATACGACTTCAAGTATGTAGGCGAGATTGCTAACAAACTCTTTAAGAATGCTACCTTAAATGCAATATCGGGAGAGAACAGTGATACTAACCTGGATAGTCTTCCTATGTCTGATGCTAATAGCTACATTCCGGATCCGGACCGACAAGAGACTTCTGAGCCAACTGCTCAGTCTAAGAATCAAGAGAGAAGTCAAGGTAATCAATCTAAAACTAATAGCGCAGCCGCCGGCGGCGCAAGAACAATTAATATTCCTAAAGGTACATCAATTCATCAGGTTTTAGAAAGACTTGCTATGAACAGTACAATGGTAGGTGAATATTTTAAAGACACGGAAAATCCTCCAGCACATATCCCGTTTATCAGAGTTTTTCCTATCATTGAAACAAAGTCAAACGTAGACAAAGAAAAGAATATTACTGAAAAAGTTATTGTGTTTAACATCGTAGGTGTTTATATTCCAGTAACTCGTGCTGTAAATATTAAAAATCCAGATGCGGTCAAGGATGCCTTATCCAGAATTAAAGCACAGACATTTAGAGTATACAACTATCTATGGACAGGCGGCAATCAAAGTATTTTAAATCTTGACATTCGTTATGACAACTTATATACCCAAGCATATAATATTTGGCATAAAGTTGTTGAAAATAGTAACCCTAATGCTGATCGTGCCATTGTACCGGCAAGTGAGGCTCCTAGTGCCGCCCAATCACCGACGGTTAACAATGGAAAGAATGCCGACACTCCAAAAAGCGCCGGTGCAAAAGATATCCCAGTTACTCCTACTCGTGCAGGTGATAGTGGTGCTAGTGCCGGGTTGCTCAAAGACTATAACGGTGTTTCTGATAAAATTAGAACACTGCTACCTGATATTTTTAACGATCAGGTTGAAAAATCAGTATATAGAGCCAACATCGAAGTCATTGGCGACCCGGACTTTATTTCTGAAGTAGATACTATCAGAACACAAGGACATCTAGAGAGGTTAGTTAAAGAATATGAAGAAGCAAATGGTCGTTCGTTCTCTGTAACAACTGCTGGTTCAACTGCTGGTGCAACTACTGATGCAGAAAAAGCCACTGGTGCAAAAGTTGAAAACAACCAAGTCAGTGCCAAAGAATTGGACCAGGCAACGGCCGGAGAGAACCCGGAAATTGTTGTAAATGGTCGGAGAATCAAAAAAGCATTTACTCCTTTTGAGCCATACTATCTGCAAGTTCATATTGGTAATAAAGCGGGCAAACAATTCGGAGGAATTGAATTTGGTGGTTATTATTTGCCAATCAAGTTCACTCATACCTTTGGTGAAAACGGTAAGTTTACTACATTAATCGATGGGGTCAAAGTACAAGGTTTAGATTTAAAAAGTCTTGAGTCAGACATTCCGGCAGGTACTAAAGATGTAATAACCGTCACAGCTCTAACCCCTACCAATGGCGCAATAGGATCAAGTACTGCACTTACCGGGGGCTCAGCCACCGGAGGATCGGCCACTGGGGGCTTAACTCAAGCAGTAAACAATGCTAGTATAGTTACACCAAATCTTTCTATTGTTAAATCTCCGGATGCTGGGTCTATCGTTGTAACAGGTGTTGCAACGTATGTGTCAGGCGCAAACACTTCAATTACAGGAGGTGCTTCACCTCCAGGTACTCAATTAATGACCGGTGCATCAACACCGGGCATACCAGTAAAGTTACCATCTACAGTTAGCGAACCTACAACGGCCGCTGCCGCTCAGGCAGCAGTAGAAAAGAATTTCGGTGGCAGTGTTGATAAAAATCCTGGAGAAGATGCAACAGCACCTCCCAGAACTAATCTGTTCGATGCTATAAAACAAACCAATCAACTCAACACCGAAATGCAAAAGTTAGCAAACACCGCCGGTGACGCAGTAGCTAAGATGGGCGGCGAGTTGAATACTATGATGGCCGGTATGGCAGACAAAGCCGGAACAGCGTTAAAGGATTCATTCGGCGGAGCAGCCGGCGACCTTAAAGGTAAAGCAACAGGTATGTTAGGTAATGCCGCAAGTAAACTTAAAGATGCTTCTGGAGGTTTATCAAAAGCCGCAGGTAGTATTACAACGTCATTGAATAAAGGCATTGCTGGTATTGTTGGTCCAGGTGCTGCCGCAGGCGGTGGTGCAACAGCTAGTCCGTCTGGAGGATTGTCCGCAGGCGTAACAGATGTTATCAATAAAGGTGCTAACATTGGCGCAGGCATGGCCAAAAGTGCCGCCGAACAATTAAGCACAAAGATAGCTTCATTTCAAATTCCAGGTATGCCTCTAATGTCAGGCCCAACTAAAGAAGACCTTACTAATAAATTAAAGTCAATGGGTAAAGTAGAGTCTCCGCCGATTGATCCAGCAACTGGTCAGTTAAAATTACCAGATGTTAAAGCAGCCGCTGATGCCGCTGCCGGGGCAGTCGCAGGATTAGCAGATAAAGCCGCTGGCGCAGTAGATAAGTTAACCAGTAAGCTACCTAGTGCAGATAAAGTATCCGGTGCAGTAGATAAGTTAACAGGTGAAGTTGCCGGAGCAGCCGCTGGAGCAGCCGCAGCCGCAGAGAAAACTATTGCGGCACCATTTAGTGCGGCCCAAATTAAAGAAAACTCTACTAAGCTAGCATCAGCGATTAATGATATTACTAAAGATGTCATGGGCAAGGTCCCTGCAATTAACCCATCGGCTGCATTAAAAGAAGCATCAGGTGCATTAGATAAAGCAGTGTCTGGTGTTGGTTTACCGAGTCTTGGAGCCACTCCCAGTTTAGGAGGCGGTGTTACCGGAGCACTAGGTTCTGCAAAGACAGCACTATCTAACGGTTTAAAATCTGTAACAGGTGCAATCTCTGGGGCAGGAGGCACTAGCGGATTACTTAATAATGCAGTAAACAGTATTAAAACAGCAGGCCCTAATATTGCAGGCGCAGGAGCAGAAGCACTCAGCGGTGTTACCGCAGCCGCAAGTAAAGGTCTTGGAGGCACAAGCCTGAGTGATGCAATAACAGCTAAAGCAACATCGGCGTTAGGGCCACTAAGCGGGGTTAATAATCCAGTTTCCACATTAGCAGATAAAGTTAAAAACTTTAAACTACCTGAGGTTGATTTACCTAAGGTACAACTAGGCGGAGCAGTTGGTGCAAGCATTGCCAAAGTCGAAGGTGAACTTGCTAAGATATCAATTAAAGAAGTTCAAAGTGCTAGCGGTGCTGGTAACTTATCTATTGCTGAACAAACTGCGGCCGCCGAAAAATTAGCGGTAAGTAGTTTAGCTAGTGCAAATGCATTGCCTAGCGCAATACCAGGTACAGTTAAAATTGTTGGATTGAACGATGTGATTCCTAAGTTTGAATTAGATCAAAAGACAGGACAGTGGTCAGTGCCGACTCCGAAATTAACAATGCCATCTGCGTCTGGATTATCTGGATTGCCTAGTATATCCACCGCAGGCATCTCGATGCCTTCGCTACCATCAGTACCAAAAATAGGTTAATAAATGTCAGACTCTAATGTACAAACAACTGCTAGTAATAATACACCACAAGGTAAGTTACTAAACGGTAATAAAAATTTAAAACTATCCAAAGGGGCAGGTCCTTATATTGGTACAGTTATGGGACCAGCCGATGATAACTTCATGGGTAAGTTAGAAGTATGGATCCCGGATGTTAGTAATACAGAAGCACAAGATAAAGACGGATGGGTCGGTTGTAACTATGCCAGTCCATTTTATGGTATTACTAACTTAGTAAATCCAGATGACCCTGCCGACGTAACTAACACGCCCCAGAGTTATGGCATGTGGTTTGTGCCGCCTGATGTTGGCGTGCAGGTTTTAGTTTTATTTGCCAACAATGACCCTAACAATGGTTATTGGTTTGCTTGTATTCCATCGCAGTTACAGAATCATATGATTCCGGGTATTGCTCATCGTGGTGCAACTACTAAAGCCGCACCTACACTAGAACCTGTAACAGAATATAATAAAAACAAATTAAAAGGTCCAGCGACACCTAATACAACTGCCGCAAACCCGGACGTTACCCCAACTCACTTGTTGCAACAAACTGTTTTAGATACACAAGGCCTAAGCGGAGATCAAGCACGTGGTGTAACAACTAGTTCTGTCAGACGTGAAACACCTAGTAACGTTTATGGTATTAGTACCCCTGGACCTGTAGTTAAGCGTAAAAATTCTACACCGGGTACAGGTATCGATTATAACACTGTTACCGGACGTAAAGGTGGACATCAGTTTGTCATGGATGACGGCAACCTTGAAGGACACAATCAGTTAATTAGAATCCGCAGTAGTAATGGCGGGCAAGTGTTAATCAATGACAGTATTGGCGCAATCTACGTAATCAATCAGCAAGGTACTGCTTGGATTGAATTAACCAATGGTGGCCGAATTGATGTATATGGCAAAGACTCTATTAGTCTACACAGCGAAACAGATATTAACTTAACTGCTGATAACAACATTAACATGTTAGCTAGTAACAGTTTTAATCTTGTAAGTCCCACAATCAACATGGAAGGTGTTGATATTAAGATGCAAGGTAAAGGTAGTATCAGAAACAAAACACCTAACTATATCATTAGCGCAGACAGTATTACATTTAATACAGCCAACGGCGCTGGCGGCGGATCAAGTGCTAGTCCAGGCACTGGCATTAGAATGAGCAGTAGTCAGGCAGTGGAAATTGTTGCAGATGGTAATTTATACTTGCAAGCAGGCGCCAACATAGAACAAGTTGCTACTGGTAAAATTATTATGGCCGCTAGCGGTAACCTGGCGTTGAACGCAGACGGTCAGCTACAGCTTAATGGCGTAGGCGGCATATATGAAGAAACTAAAGCAGGTGCAGGTACTATTGCAAAGTTCACAGTTGATGTTGACAAAGACTTTACTGGCGGAGACCATAAAGGTAATGTACACCCTGTTACAGGATGGACCGGTGCTAAGAATTGGTTTGACGGAGCCGCCGATAAGCCATCGCATAGTTTACAAGCACAGCGTACCAGTGAAGTAGTAGATATTCCTAAGCCTTACACATCGGGTAAAGACAGTAGTCATATTCTATTACTCCACAGCATGAACCTTGGAGTGGACACGAAGTTCTATTCAAAGGCGGTGGCGGTGGAGCAAGTGCAGCCGCAGTAGCACCTTCAACAGGTGCAGGCAGCGGATCATCAACATCAGCTATTGCACCGACAGCAACTACTTCTACTTCTACAGTATCTACATCATCATCGGATTCAGGGGCAGCCGCTGGCTCAACACAAACATCTAGCCCCAGTGCGCCGGAAGTACCAGCAAGCATTAATCCTCCTAAACCGCCTAGCCCACAACCGACTGGGTCTCCAGGTGAAGCTATTGCTACAGTTAGCGAGTCTAGCTTAACTGATGGCGCACCGACTGCTGGTGGTGGAGGTGGTTATAACGTTAAGAGTATCACCACAGTTGCTAGTGTTGCAGGATTTGTTGAACCGCAGTTACCGATAGCAATGGCACAAATGATTGCAGATATCGGTATTGATTGGGCTCCTTTTAGAGAAGCTATTGCCGCACGTATGAGTAACGGCCGATACACTGTGATAAACGACAATGGTTTTGCTGGTAGATACACAGCATCGCCTAAGATACTATTTGCAACTGGTGTATTAAAGTCTATGCCAGATAAGACTAAAGCCGCAATGTCAGATCCAGGGGTGTGGACAGCACCGGATCAGGAAATTAAAAGTGCGTATGCTAACGGGAAAACAATCTTTAGTAATCCAGGCAGTCCACAACTAGGCCCAGGTAGCTTAGAAGGATTCTTAAGTGACACTGCACTTCAAGAAAAAGTATTTTTACAGGTAATGCATTATATCTATAGTGTCTTTAAGAAAGACGGACTGTTTACTGATCAATCAACAAAATCCGATATTGCTGGATGGCTAGCTACTACTCTATTAGCAGGCGGCACCGGAGACACTTCAGTATTACCGGGTTACAAATATGATACAGGCCCGATTTCATCGGCTGACTTGCAGAAATGTACTAGCGGCCCAATGGGTAATAGAATGGTTGGGCTATTTGCATGGTGGAAACGTGCAGGTAACGACCCAACACAAGCACCGGGATTAGATCCATTAGGCAAAAACAGTTATAGCTACTTCTTAATTGGTAGCCAGTCACAGCCTGCGGGTCAGATAAAAACAACACCACGATAAGGATTTAAACTATGGCATTAGGGAAACTTTTTAAAGGATACAATACAGTTGGTAACGTTAATGTTACTTCTACGGTATTGTTTGACATTGAGTTAATCAAGCGTGACTTGCTTAATCATTTTAGTATTAAGCGTGGAGAAAAGCTAGAGAATCCAAATTTTGGTACAACTATCCCTTGGTTGTTGTTTGAACCATTTAATGAAACAATCGAACGAGCCATCGAAGACGATGTTATCAATATCTTTGCCTATGATCCACGGGTGCAGTTAAACATTGTTGAAGTAATCAAAGACGAAGATAGACAGTCAATTACTGTTAACTGCGACGTAACCTATGTGCCGTTTGATGTTAATGAAGGTATTGCATGGGAGTTTAACACAGATGGTTCTATTAACATGTTAGCCCCTAATTATTAAAAACTACCCATTTAAATAGTCCATAAATATAGGGTCAAGGAAGCAAACTTATGAGTGATACAGCAAGAATATTTGC